GAACTACTATGGAGAATATGGAAAACAATATCTAAGTAATAGTGACATCAAAACATTACTCAGTAATCCTTTAGCGCTAGGTGAGTCTAGCAAGCCAACATCAGCGTTTCTAGTTGGTGGATATTTTCACACTGCAATACTTGAGCCGCATAAGCTTAAGAAATACAAAGTGATACAGTCTACCTCTAGAAACACGAAGGCTTATAAAGAGATGTCAGGTGGAGAGTTATGTCTACTGCAACAAGAGGTCGATAACATAGAATTGCTAACAGATAAAATATTGAGCAATAAAATATGCAGTGATCTCATAAGAAATGGAGATATAACATACGAAGAACCTGGCGTTACAGAGATTGAAGGCAATCTTTGGAAAGGCAAAGCAGATATAATAAACCACAGTGAAGGTCTTATAATAGATCTTAAAACAACTGGTGATATTGACGCCTTTAAAAGTTCTGCTTGGAAGTATAACTATGATAGTCAAGCATATATATATAGCAAGCTATTTGGTTATGAAATGATATTCATAGTTATAGACAAAAATACCCATCAGTTAGGACTGTTCGATTGTTCGACAGATTTTTACGAAAGAGGGGCAAAGAAAGTTAAAAAAGCATCAGAGGTTTATGATTTATTTTATAAGACAGAAAACTTTGATCCATCTCAATACTTTATAAACAAAACTCTTTGACAAACAAACTACGAAATTAATTTGATATTAAAACAGTATGATTAAATTTAAAAGAACCAAAAAACCAGTAACAAGAACATGCTCAGTAACAGGCATTAAAGCACCAGCTACAGAGTTTTACAAAAACCAAAATCATTTGAAAGCTGTAGACAATCTGCGGCGCAATACAGGCGCTACCAAAAAACAGCTTATTAGAATGTTTAATCAATTAGAACAAGTAACAAATGGCTAGTATTATTGCAACAAGTATTGACCTTACTAAAATCCCAAAAGACAAGGTCATCAATGGAAAAAAGGGTAAGTATCTACCCATCACAATCACAATCAACGATGAGTTAGATAACTTTGGAAACAACGGACCAGTAACAGTTCAACAATCTAAAGAAGAACGCGAAGCTAAATCAGATAAGATCTATCTTGGCAACGTTAAGGTTGTATGGACCAATGGAAACAACGTAGACGCAGCACCACGTGATGCTGGAGACGCAATGATGACGGCGCCTCCTCAAGCAGCCTCGATGGTGGATGATGATCTACCATTTTAATACAGTTAAATAAAATGCAGGCAACAGAGATCAATGGATTTTTGATTGATGAATTCAATCAGTACAGCCTAGACACAAAGAAAAACCAGGGCATTTGCCCACTTTGTTCGCACGATAGGCAACCTAAAAATAAGAATGCACAATGTGCTTCTTATGATTGGGAACGGGGTCTCGGAACTTGTCACAACTGTAACACCACATTTCAACTACACACGTATCAACGTAAAGGTTCTAGCGAAAGAGTATATGTTCGTCCTCAAATAAACGAACAGCTAGTCAAGCAAGCTAGTACCAAAGTGGTTGAATGGTTTAAAACAAGAGGCATATCTCAGAAAACTCTCAATGATTTAAAAGTCACTGAGAGTTCTGAGTTCATGCCACAAACCGGCAAAACCGAGAATACCATCAATTTTAATTATTTGATGGGCGATCAACTCATAAATGTTAAGTATAGAGATGGTCGTAAAAATTTCAAGCTATACAAAGGAGCTGAAAAAGTATTCTACAATATCAATAGTATAATCGGATATGACAATTGCATCATAACCGAGGGCGAAATGGATGTATTGGCGTTACATGAAGCAGGAATCAAGAACGCTATATCCGTACCTAATGGCGCAACGCTAACAAACAACAACCTAGATTATCTAGATAATTGCATCGATTACTTCGAAGATAAAGAAAGAATAATCTTAGCACTAGATAAAGACGAACCAGGGCAAATGCTACAACAAGAGTTTGTACGTAGACTTGGTGCTGAGACTTGTTTCTTAGTAGACTTTGATGATTGTAAAGACGCAAACGAATACTTGCTTAAGTATGGCACTAAAAAACTTAACGATTGTATATTAAAAGCTCGACCATATCCATTAGAGAACGTAACAACGTTTAAAGATATAGAATCAGAAGTCACAGACTTTGTTAAACACGGGTTTAAACCTGGCTTTCAAGTTGGACTACATAACTTTGATAATATATTCTCAACATACACAGGTCAATTTATAACAGTCACAGGCATACCTTCGTCAGGTAAGTCAGACTTTGTAGATCAGATGGTGGTTGGTTACAACCAAAAGTATGGATGGAAAGCAGCATTTGCATCACCAGAAAATCAACCCACATATTTACACGCACATAAGTTAATGCGAAAAGTATGGGGTGATATGCCAAGTCCAAATGATATTGGCGGTAGCAAATGGACACAGGTTGCAGAGCACGTCAATGATAATTTCTTTTTCATTGATATGGATAAATACGACCTTGACTCAGTCCTTAGAAAAGGTGCTGAACTAGTTAAACGCAAGGGTATTAAATGCTTAGTTATAGATCCTTATAATAAAGTAAGAGACGTCAACGCAGCATCTGATGATGTGAACCGTTATACTATGGATTACTTAATGAAGATCGAGACGTTTGCAAAAAAGTACGATGCACTAGTATTTATTGTAGCTCATCCAACCAAGATGTTAAAAGACAGAGATGGTAAAATCGAAGAACCTACAATGTACAACATTAAAGGTGGTGGTGAATGGTATGATGCCAGTTACCATGGCTTATTAGTACATAGGGACTACGAAGCTAAAACTACAAAAGTTAAGGTGTTAAAAGTTAAATTCCAAAACTTAGGTGAGAACGGAGCCGAAGCTCATTTCACGTGGGAACCTAAGTCAGGAAGATTTGTACCACACGTTGATGCTGTGACAGAGGAGACACTACCATGGGAGTAAAGAAACCTAAAAAGCCAGACTATACAATGACGGCTGAAGAGTTGAAAGCCTCAGAATGGTGTGTTATAAATGGAATATGTATTACAGCGAGACAAGCCGCATATGGTGTGCCAAGATGGTTTATTGATATTGAAAAAGGCCATAAACATCCGCGCAAATTATTAGGCGTATCTCCAGATTCATATCCTCATCCAGAGTATCAAAAGAAATTAGCAGAGTACAGAATGTATTATTATAAAAAATATGCGGACAAAATTTAAAAACGCCAGTGAAGCCTTTGATTATTTCTACATTACAATCAAAGACAAAGGCCAGGAGTTTGATAACACTAAAGCTTTGTTCAATGTAGGGTTTTATATTAGTGATCCAAAATCTAACAGTATAAAATCGGGCTTTAGGAAATGGAGCAAAGAGTATGCAGAAGCAGAATGGAAATGGTATCTAACAGGAGATAAAAGCATCGACAAGTTAGGAGAGATATATGGCAAGATACCTGAAATATGGGAACGCATGGCGAACCACGACCGCGAAGTAAACTCTAACTATGGTTGGCAATGGAAACGCAACCATCAACTATATGAAGTCATTAAAAAACTGAAGGCAAATCCTAACACTAGGCACGCAGCAATCAGCATATATGACGGTAAAGAAATAGATCAATATAAACACGATACGCCATGCACGTATGCAGTTCAGTTTACTATATTAGATAATAAATTAAATATGTCTGTATATATGAGATCCAATGATTTATGGTACGGCTTTTGTAATGATCAATATCAGTTTAGTAATTTGCAAAAACTAGTTGCTGATGAGATACATCTTGAGACAGGCTGGTATTATCATCATGCGCATAACATGCATTTATATAAAGATAAGATATGACGTACTACTTATATCATATACCAGGAAAAAAGATCGGTGTGACAAAAGATATACAGCATAGATTAATAAAGAGGCAAGGCTATAGAAAAGGTGAGTATGAAATACTAGCGCAATCAAATAGCCTTAATTCTATATCTGAACTAGAAGCAGAATATCAACAAGCATACGGCTACGAAAAAGACATAATAACCTATAAACAACTAGTAAAAAGAATAATGAGAATAAACGTAACAGACCAAACATCCACATTCCCATGTCCATTAAACAAACTAAAAGGCCAGTTAATGGATAATACCAATCATAAATGGCAGACGCCTCTAGGACAATTTGAAGTAACAGCAAATACAATTCAGTGGATATTAGAAAATGCAAGAGCTTCATCATATACAAACGAACGTTGTTACATATATAACAAAGCATATGCCGAGGAGTTCTTAAACGATAAAAAACCAGTAAAAGAAGTTGAAGACTTTAAGTATGGTACATTGTTTCCAGCTATAAGAGATTGGGCTAAAGAGCGTGGTATATACGAAAAAGGAGATTCAAAAACACAGTATTTAAAACTATCTGAAGAGTTTGGAGAGTTAGGCAAAGCATTGCTAAATAAAGATCGTATTGAAACAATAGATGCTATTGGAGATATGATAGTAGTATTGACAAACCTAGCACATTTAGAAGACACGACTATAGAAAACTGTATTGAAGCAGCTTACAATGTGATAAAACAACGTACAGGTAAAATGATTAACGGAACATTTGTGAAAGATGAAAAGTGATTATAGAATTAAAACAACAGACACGATCGTTCAAGATGTAATCAAGAAGATCGATGCACGCAGTGAAGTCGGTATGAAAAAATACGGCAAGGCAATGATTGAAGAGGTAATGAATGGAGAAAAAGATTTAAATGCTTTTATTGTTGACGTACAGGAAGAACTGATGGATGCTTTATTGTATCTTGAGTCTGCAAAGAGGTGCTTACAGACAGAGATAGAAGAAGCTATGTTGAAACGTATGAGCCCAAGAGATATTAGCGCTAATATAGAACAACAATTCGCAGATCAACAATACTCTGAGTATGAAGACTCGTAGTAAGAAAACAAAAGGACCTGTACTATCTAAAAAAGTAATATATGATGGCATTCAGTTTGCGTCTGGCCTTGAGAAGTATATGTATACTGCTCTTAAAGACGCAGGCATTGATGCCTTATACGAAGGAGAAACGTTTGAATTGTCTGAAGGATTTTACTTTCCATTTGAATGCTATGAAAGATGTGGCAATGGTAAAGGAGAATTTAAAGACAGAGGTAAAACTAAAGTATTGAATATAAAGTATACACCGGATTTTATTGGTAAGGGCTTTGTAATTGAATGCAAGGGCAGGGCAAACGAGTCTTTCCCACTAAGATGGAAACTCTTCAAACGATTAATCAAAGAAAGAAAGTTAGGTCCTTACACGTTGTATAAACCTCAAAATCAAAAGGAATGCGATCAAGTAGTAAGCTTAATATTGAGCAACAGAAACAGTTAGCTCGACAAAAGTACGCTGAAAGGCGGTTAGACAAATGGATTAAATGGCGCTGGGAAAACTTCGGGCATATACCATTTAAAGAATTATTAGAACAATGTAAAAAATATAAATTATGAAAAATTGGAGTATTAGTATTGGGTTTTACCCAGGTGTATTATTTGGAATTAGAACATACAGTGAAGATCATAGATCAGTAACAGTTTTATACTTGCCTTTTATAGACTTTGCTTTTGAAATCGAAAAAGATTTAGAAGAAGAATAATGAAAGGATTAAGTTTAAATTCTAATCACAAACGTGTAAAAGTAAAAAGACCTGGTGTGCACGCTAAAACAAAAACATCAAGGGTAAAAGGAAGTACAAACTATATTAAAAAATACAAAGGACAAGGACGATGAGTTTATTTAAACCAAGGTTGCCATATAAACCATTTGAATATCCAGAGTACTATACTGAAGGCTGGTTAAAACAAGCCCAAGCATTTTGGTTGCATACAGAAATACCAATGCAAGGCGATGTAAAAGACTGGAATGAAAACTTAACTCAAAATGAAAAGAACCTAGTAGGAAACATCCTGCTAGGTTTTGCTCAGACAGAGTGTGCAGTATCAGACTATTGGACTCAGAAGGTTGTCAGATGGTTTCCAAAACACGAGATACAACAAATGGCTATGATGTTTGGTAGTCAAGAAACAATACATGCAGTAGCATATAGTTATTTAAATGAGACTCTAGGTCTTGAAGACTTTGAAGCTTTTTTGCATGAGCCAGCAACTGCAGAACGATTTGAGAACCTAGTTGCATATGATGGTAATGATCCAACTGGTATTGGTAGATCACTTGCTATATTTAGCGCATTTGCAGAAGGAGTTTCATTGTATTCTGCGTTTGCGGTTTTATACAGCTTTCAATTGCGAAATAAATTAAAAGGCATTGGACAGCAAATGAAATGGTCTGTACGCGATGAATCATTGCATAGCAAAATGGGTTGCAGATTATTTAATCATATGTGTGCTGAAATACCAGGACTTAAGGATCAATGCAGAGAAGATGTAATCGAAGCTGCAAAGACTATGGTTGATCTAGAGGAAAAGTATATTGATAAAATGTTTGAGATGGGTGACATCGAGAACTTAAAGTCTTACGATTTAAAACAGTTTATAAGAAAAAGAGCAAATGAGAAACTTAATGAACTCGGTTATAGCGAGGTTTTCGGATTTGACGAGGAGGCAGCAAATAATCTTGATTGGTTCTATCATCTTACCGGCGGGCACACTCATACTGATTTTTTCGCAATGCGGCCGACAGATTATTCGAAAGCTAACGAAGGAGAGGATTTTGAGGATATATGGTAGGGAAGATATGGATTAAAAAACTGCTAGACGAAAAAGGCTTATCGCCATTTCAAAGACTAGCAAGACGACTAGGATATATGGGTACTGGCTTTCTAATAGCAGGTCAGTGGACACTACACCCAACGATGTTTGTTATAGGATTTGTTTTGGTTATAACTCAAGTTGTGGCGCGTAGACAATGGAACCTAGTAGCGCTTTATATTAACGGATTATTAGCTTGGCTTAATCATTTATTATTTTAAAATATGTGGAATGAACAATGGATAAAAGGTGTTGATTACCCTGAGTGGGGTGACAACGAAATATACAAAAAAACAATTGGTGGGCAATACCTACTTGAAGGTGAGTCTCCAGCCGATGCGTATATGCGTGTTTGTAAGACTGTAGCAATGCGTCTAGGACGTCCAGAATTAACCGAAACTTTTTACGAATATGTATGGAAGGGTTGGTTGTGTTTAGCGTCCCCTGTGTTGTCTAATACAGGCACAGAACGTGGTTTACCAATTAGTTGCTTTGGCATAGATGTCGGAGATAGTATATATGAGATAGGGAATAAAAATTTAGAGATGATGCTACTCGCAAAGCACGGCGGTGGAGTTGGTATCGGAGTTAACATGATCAGACCCGCCGGCAGTAAAATAAAACAAAATGGAACATCAGACGGAGTCGTACCCTTCTGCAAGATCTATGATTCAACAATCCTTGCAACCAACCAAGGAGCTGTTCGACGCGGAGCTGCTTCAGTTAATATCAACATTGACCACGATGATTTCGAAGAGTGGCTTGAAATACGAGAACCTAAAGGAGATGTTAACAGACAAAGCCTTAACTTACATCAATGCGCAGTTGTTGGTGATAAGTTTATGCGAAAGCTTGAACAAGGAGATGAGCATGCAAGATCTAAGTGGAGTAAGCTTATCAGAAAACGAAAAGCAACTGGAGAGCCTTATATATTATTTAAGGGAAACACTAACAAAGCAAATCCAGCAGCGTATAAAAACAATGGATTAAAAGTACATATGACAAACATATGCAGTGAGATTGTACTACACACAGATGAGTCTCATAGTTTTGTTTGTTGTTTATCATCTTTAAATCTAGCGAAATACGACGAATGGAAAGACACTAACATTATCTATGATTCAATATGGTTTTTAGATGGTGTGCTTGAAGAGTTTATTCAGAAAGCAAAAGGCAAGGTTGGATTTGCCAATGCTGTAAGGTCTGCTGAGAAAGGCAGAGCGATTGGACTTGGAGTTTTAGGCTGGCATACGTATCTTCAAGAAAAAATGATACCATTTGAAGGACTATTTGCACAGTATGAAACGCGCAAGATATTCTCTCAAATAAAGATTGAGTCTGAAAGAGCTAGTATGGATCTCGCCGAGATATTTGGTGAACCATTATGGTGTGCTGGTAGCGGTATGCGTAACACACACTTAAGATCTATCGCACCAACAGTTAGTAATAGTAAATTATCAGGGAACGTATCTCCTGGTATCGAGCCTTGGGCTGCTAACGTATTTACAGAACAATCTGCAAAAGGCACGTTCATTAGAAAAAACCCTACGCTAGAAAAACTACTAGACGAAAAAGGTAGAAACAATAAAGAAACGTGGGACAAAATACTTCATGATGGTGGTTCAGTTCAAGACTTAGATTTTTTAACTAGCGATGAGAAAGATGTATTTAAAACTTTTAAAGAGATCAATCAATTAGAGCTAGTCAATCAAGCTGGTATACGCCAGCAATACATAGATCAAAGTGTTAGTTTAAATCTAGCATTTCCAAACGAGGCGTCTCCAAAATGGATTAATAAAGTTCATATGGAAGCCTGGAAAAAAGGAATAAAAACTTTGTACTATATGCGAACCGAATCAGTACTACGAGGAGACATAGCTAAAAGCGCTACAGATGAAACCTGTATGAGCTGTGACGGATAAAAAGAAAGGGGCAATTAAGCCCCTTTTTTTTATTAGTCTTCGCCGCAAGGTTTCCCGTTGGCGATGTTAACCCATTTTTCTTTTTGAAACCAGTCTCTTAGTGTGGCTCCCTTTTCGCGAGCTCCTTTGACATTAGTACTACTGGATCTTTTATATTCACCTTTTGAAGAAGCAGAACGCTTAGCGTTAATTAGCTTTTGTCTCTCTTCCGGTGATAATGCTTTATATTTTTTATAAGGTAAACAAACTTTCTTAGTCGTGCCTGCTCCTTTAATTTTACTTTTCGGCATTACGTTTTCTTTTTATTTCTCTTTTGATTTCATACATACTAGCGTAAGCTTCATTTTCCCATGGTAGGCTTTTGTCCTTAGGATTAATGCTCATTGTTGGGTATCTTCTCTCAGCCATGCCAGGTTTGTTCTTCCAAGAATAACTTATAGAATCAAACTTTAACTTGCCATCTTCCATCTGTCTTTTATGGACAGTCTCATGAGCAATGACTAAGTCTTTTTCATTATCAGATAAATCTTTATTTATATGTATAGTCTTATGTTCATCAATAAAACCCCACATAGCTTTTTCCGGCATCTCAACTTCTTTGATTACATTATTAAGACTATTAGAGGTCTCATGTAAACCAAGTAATTCATTTTTAGTTTTAAGTTTAAATGCCATAATTAATCTGCAAACATTTTATATACATCAAGTATATCTTGAACAATACTATGCCTATGATTCTTTTGAAGTGTAACAAAGTTGAAACCATCAACTTGTTCTTCTACTCTTCTAAGAAATGATAGACCACTAGTTTTTTTATTTTTTAAATCGATCTGAGCTATATCACCGCATAACACCATTTTAGAACCATGACCCAGTCTACCAAGCAACGCTTCAGTTTGATCATGTGTAAGGTTTTGAACTTCATCGGCTATTAAGAACGTATTAGTAAAAGTTAAACCTCTTATGTAACCTAATGGTAGTATCTGTATATTCCCTTCTTTCATCTCTTTATCTATCTTTCCTTTATCATATAAACTATAAAAGTTTTGATAGATTGGTTGGAGCCATGGATCCATTTTCTCTGCTACATCTCCAGGTAAAAAGCCAAGATCTTCACCCGCTAGTACTGCTGGTCTAGTAATTATTATTTTATCTATTTCTTTTCTAAATAATAAATCTAAACCAACTGCAGTAGCTAGTAATGTTTTACCAGATCCAGCTGCACCAGTAACAACAGTAACTGCATTGTCCAAAATAATGGTCTTCGCTACCTTCTGTTCGTCGTTTAACTGGATCTTGTATTTTATAGGGCTCTTAGGTCTTCTCTTAGCTTTGAATACTTCATCATTGCTATCTGTCATAAACCCTTATTTTTTAGGTTTCTTTTTATTCATATTGCCAGGTCCGCCAGCTTTAGTACAACGCACTCCCCATCCAGAGGCATAGGCACTAGGCCATACTTTGAACTTCTTTTTAGCGGCAGCTTTACAAGCTGGACTTATCTTGCCCATGATTAGAACTTAAGTCTGTAGAAAGTTAAGTTATAACCAGTACGTGCATCACCACGAAATGTAATCTCAGCTTCGATTAATTGTCCTCCAACCTCACGCTCAAGTTGAGTGAACATTTGATCAGCCATAAAGAAACATCCTTTATAGTTTGGCGATGAATAAAAGTTTACATCTACTTGTTTAAATCCTCTTGGTGGGTTACAGCGTACTGTAGGAGTGTTAGCTCCATTAGCAGTTGGCGCAGCGACCGGCGCTGACAATACTGTATTAACGCCAATTAAAGGCGCAGCATTAACAGCAAGTGTAGTGCTTGATAAATCAAACGCAACACCCTTTACAGTTACTTTGCGTCCGTTAAAACGTGATGGATTGTCTGCAAATGCAGCTCCTGGGATTGCCATCTGCGCCATCGCGGCTACAGATACAAATAATACGGTTAATAATATAATTAATTTTTTCATGATTTATTTCTTACGAATGTTTTATAATGGAAAATACTTGCCCAAGTAAATAGAGCAGCATAGCCTACGTTAATTAATATTTCTATGTCTAATGGATATTGAGCAGATAGTACATTCCATAGCGCACCGAGTGATGGTACGGCTAATCCTATTCTTAATAATATTCTTTCAAATATATTTAATCTAGCTAACGCTTTTACTTCTCTACCAAATACGAATATATAAAACAAAGTCGCATTAATAAAGATCAACAGGTTTGCTAACTCATTTATAGCTTGTAGTAATTCCATTATACTTTGTTTAAGAATCTTTTAGACACAGCTTCTACACCTTTTAATCCTAAGAAGCCTAACACAAATGCAATACCGTTCTCATATTTAACCTCGTTAATACTCAGTATATGAGATACAACAGGTGTTATATAGTTTGCACTAGCTACTCCAGCCACTATGGAAAAGAAAGACTGCTTCCAATTTACAGCAGCACCTTTACCTAGTAGCAGTAAGCTTCCAAACAGTCCTGCAATACTTTGCATTATGTTTATTCCAATCTCGTCTAAAAAAGTTTTCATTTCTTTTTGTTATCTTGTTTTCCTCCGTGGGAATAAGGAAATAACTTATTCATAGCCTCTTGTCTTCCTTGACATCCGCATGGAATATTAAGTCCTTCTGAAATAAACTTAACCGTCTGCTCAATGCCTGTGGCTTTGGTGAATTTTTGTATTGTATCTCCTAATCCTTTAGATTTCATTTTAATATTTTCCTTTAATGTTTTTTGGCGATGACTTAGTGCTACCACCTTTACCAGCCCACAAATCTTTACAAGCCCAATACCTTGCACTTAGCTTATCTTTGGCTGCGTCACATCTATGTCTAGCTCTAAAACTTTTTCTTGCAGCAGCACTATAGTTGTGGCCATAGCCTTCGGCTCCATAATGGATAATCTTTTCTTTTCCATTAGCACAAGCTTTAACTACCTTCTTCTTACCAGCTTTTGGAGAAGAACGCGGTACGTTGCATTTCATTTTAGATTTATCTAGCATATTGTTATAGATTTTTCCACATTTCTATCAGTCGTGGATCTGGATATATATCTGATTTATCGTAACGTACTGAGCAGTGAGTATAAACTCCAGGCTCTGCCATTAATGCTCGCATTGTTACGTCCCAAACGTCTTCGTC